AGTGGCGCGGAGGGTCATACATGCTCAATGCCTATCTGCATGGCCGCAATCTCGGCTGGCGTCCAGAGCGCGCCAGTCGCCGGATTGTGTTGAGCCACAACCGGAAAAACTTTGTATCCGGTGCTTGTCACCGTGGAACTGCCGCCGGGCGTTTCAGAAGCACCTGATTTGGCAAGTGGGCGCAAACCTTGCGGCGTCGTGTCCGTTACCCGTGCATCCGCATTGAGTTGCACACCCTTGATGTTGGCGTTGATGCGCGTGCAACTGGTGACTCCGTACAAGTCCTTGTTTCCCACGGTCGTCGAGTACACGTAGTCTGTGTCGTCGTTCGACGGATTCTCATCTACACACGCAGCATTGTTTGTTCCGGTGCTCGGCGACCAGTTGCTCTGGGCGTTGGAATTGGGAAACACGGCCTCGACGATCTGGCTGCCAAGGAACGTGTTGTTGTCGGTTCCCGTCGTGTCCAGCACGTACACGTCGTCGAAGGTGACGTAGATCGAGGCCGTACTGCCGTACCAGCCACGGAACTGCACGCGATCAAGCAAGCCACTGCCGCTATTGCGCGTATCAATCCCCGACGCCGAGGCAACCGTCGTTCCATTGACGCGGACCTCGTAGGCACCATCCGAGTCGCCGATGGTCACCTTGACTTCAACATAGTACCACTGGCCGGCGGCTATCGTGTTCGTTGGGCTTTCGCCAGGCAAAGTCGTCCCGGCGCGGTTTAGCCGGATGATCCCCGAGTTGACGATCTGGAGTCCGACGTGATACACCGAATCGCCTTCGTAGAACCGCAGGATGTCATACGCATACGTAATGGTGTCAACTTTGAGGGCGAAACCAACGATGACCGTCGCTGTCGGCGTGAAGGCTGGAGTCGAGAAACACAGCACAGGCGATGTCACCCGAAGAGAACCGGCAGCGCCGAAGAAACGCCCGGCAGTTAGGGCGGCACCGGAGGCAGAAAGGTCCAGTGGGGATGCGTACTTCCTCACCAACAGCGCGGTGATGTTGGCCCCAACACTGCCCATCGTCTCAAAACCTTCGATCCAACGTAGAGCCATAGCTACCGTCCGTCAGGTCTGAATGTTAGCGCTCTGGCCGCGCACGCGCCGGGCCGTGGTGTCTCGCAGATCGGTATTGCGGCTGGCCGCCTTCTCCTCCGCCCCGGCGTTGGGATTGGCCGAAAGGTCCGGGACGCCCCGCGCCGCCGGGTCGCTGCCGCTCTTCTCCGTCCCCTGGGCCTCGGCAATCCGTTTGACGCGCTCGGCGTGGTCCTTTCGAGCCTCCAAATACTCGTCGTCGTCGAAGCCCAAGGCCACGGAACCTGTCTTCTCGCCGACCAAGCCCGCCTGGGCGGCCAGGATGATCGTCTGCGGGTCGCCGTTGGTGTAATTGGCGGTGTCGATTTCCTGATTGATCGCGCTCAGGTCGTCCATGCTGATCTTGCCGCCCAGGAGGGCCTGGACGATGCCCTTGGCCAACTCGCGCTTCACCTTCCGGCCGGGGACCGCGCCCATGAGCTTCTGCAATTCCTGGGCTTCCTTGATGCGGTCGGCGTCCGACTTCAGCGAATACCGCTCCGGGTACTTGATCGTCGCCACTTCTCGCTTGCTCGGATTCCGCTCTTCATAGCCGGCCCAGAACTCGGCGATCTGCCGCTCGGCGCTTTCCAACAAGAGGCCGATGTACGATAGCCCCGCTTCAAGGCCCTGGTTGTCCATCGCCTTCGACTCGGCCGAGGCCCGCACGGCGAGGCTCGACACGGCCAGGTTCACCAACTCGCGGATGTCCCGTTTCAAGCGGTCCTGCAACTCCAGGCTCACCCGCAGCGGCTCGGACGGCGGCGCGATGAAGCCGGGTGGATTCATCATCTTGTCGTAGTAGCGGCCATGCGTCACGCCGATCTGGGCGTCCTCGTCGGCCGCGCCCTGACCGCCGCTGGTGGCCGTGCCGTCCGCCGTGGCCGAAACCTTGAGGTGCGCGCCCTTGGCCTTCAAGTCCCTCTGCTCGATGTAGAAGGGGAAGTTGCTGCGCAGGGCATAGTTCACGTCGCTGGAGCCGAGGTTCAACAGAGCAATTTGCTGCTGGCACACGTCCTTTATCAGGCTCCCGCCAATGTCCAACATCACGAACGGGATGCGGTCCAATTCCAACTGGATTTCGCCGCCGGGGTTGCCCAGCGGATCGACCGGCTCCTTATTGAGGTTGTAAAACTGCAAGTGGACCTTGCCGGTCGCCGGGCTGACCCGCAAGTAACGGTAGCGCTGCACCACGAGCGTCGGCAAGAGGCACGTCTGGTCGTACTGCATCGTCGTATCGCGGAGCAATAGCGCCTGGAACTCGGAAGGAGATTCAGGCTTCGAGCAGGTCCAGGAAAGGATGTCCTCAATGTCGTACTTGTAGAGGTAGGGTGCCGGCCGGCGGATGTTCGCCAAAGTCGCGTCCACCGGCACGAACGGATGATCGACGTACACGCCCACTCGCCCCATGACCAATAGCTCGGTCAAGACCTTCACGCCCAGAAAGGCGTTCATAGTTGCCCCCCGATGATCCACACCGAGGTTGTTGCCGTTGACGGCCGCCTGATACACGTCGCTGCCACCCTTGCGCACCACGTCCCGGAGCCGCTGATAGATCGCGTTGCGAATGTCGTTGATCGCTGCCCCGGCGAACTTCGGCACGGGGGTGATATTCTTACGGGTGGCGAAGTCCGCCTGATCCTCGCGGTTCGAGAACCGCTCCAGGTAGGAGTCGCGGAACGTGTCGCCACCCTCGTAGGTCCGCCGCCACTTTTCCCAGTCCGTCAGACCGGAGATGTAGCCGGGGTGTCGGCTGTCAACCAGACTAAGTGTTTGGCTTTCGGCCATGACAAACCTCGCTAAGTGACTTTTCCGGCGTTCTGGCCGATGCCGCCGATGGGCGCAAGCGCCAGGCCGATGTCGGCGTAACACAAGGAATGGGCGAAGTGGTCGGCCCCGGTGTTCACGTACTCGGCCGCCATGTTGCCCGTCTCGTCCTTCTTGTAGGTCCGCACCAGGTTCTTGACGTGCTCCCGATACTGAAACGAAATGTCGCGGGGCAGCAGGATGCGGGGCGGATTGACCTTGAAGCGGCCGAGCGCACATGAAAGCCAATTGGTACGGTCCACCCTCGCCATCGGAGCGCCGGTGTCCTCGTCGGAAATCGCAATCTCCCTGGCCGTCCTGCCGCGCCGGTACTGCGTCAGCCACACGTAGCCGCGAAACCTCTTGGCAAAGCGGCGCGCGTCATTGATGTACGGGTCCGCGTCCACCACGCAGGCCAAAACTTGCCACTCCCGCATCAACTCGTCCAAAATGTCCCAGCCGTTCTCGCTCTCGCCGGGAAACGTGCCGAACCACAACAGCTTGCCGATGGCCGCCGCATTGATGTCGTCGCCGGGATGCCGGTCGAACAGCCACTCCAAGACCGAAACGTAGCTGGTCTTCCCCTGGTCCACGCCCATCGTTATCAGCCGGTCGCCGCCGATCTGCGGGCGCACGTCGTTGATCGAATGGTTCTTGATGCACCCTTCGATCATCTCGTCCGTGACCTGGGCACCCTCGCCGATAAACGGCACGCCCAGCTTGCTGCAATGGAACTCCGTCGCCGCCGCCTCGTCGCCCAGCCCGCGATGGTAGGCAATCACCAACTCGCCGGGCGTCACCGTCGTCGAGTAAAGCTGATTGATGTAAAAGCCCCGCGATTCCTCCGCCGAGACGTTCGCTTCCGTCGCCTCCCACTTGCCCCCGGCCAGGAACTCCCGCTTGGCTTCGTGGTCCAGCGGATGCTTGCACTCCTTGCACTTGAGGAACGATTCCTTACAGCGCGGATCGTTGACCGACTCGCCAATGATCTCCACGCAATCCGGCCACAGCAACTCGGTCCATCGGCCACAGTGCGGACACTGGAAGTAGAAGTGCTCCTGAGTGCTGGTCAGGTACAGCTTGTGGATGCCATACTTCGGCACGGTCGGCGTCGAGATCGCCAAAATGTGCTTCTCGATCTGACCCGATAGCCGTTCCAAGGCCAGCCACACCGCAT